TGCATCGTTCTTCGGTGTAACTCGTTCTGCTGATTCTACTCGCTTGGGCGGATTGGTTTACGACGGTACAGCACTTCCTATCGAAGAGGCATTGATTAATTCTTTAGCTCTCGTCGGACGTGAAGGCGGTAACCCTGACTATGTGTTCATGAACTTCGCTGACTGGTCTAACCTCGTTAAAGCTCTCGGCTCCAAGGTTCAGTACGTTGACGTTAAGGCTGGCGCTGAAGGTGCAGTTGGTTTCACAGGTATCATGGTTAACGGCCCTCGTGGTGTTGTTAAAGTGATTCCCGATATGAACTGTCCAAAGGGTGATGCTTACGTTGTGCAGTTGAACACATGGCAGCTCGCTTCGTTGAAGAAAGCTGTTAACTTGTTCGATACTGACGGCCTGAGAATGTTGCGCTCTAGCTCGGCAGATAGCCTGCAAATCCGTTGCTTCAGCTACGCTCAGCTCGGATGTACGGCTCCTGGCTTCAACATGCACCTCAAGTTGGCGTAATTTACTGGGGGCTTCGGCCCCCTCTTAAGGAGTAAACACTAATGGCAAACAGATCCTATAATCAGGCTCAGTACACTGCCGAACGTGCTCCTGTATCGCTTTACGGAACTATCGCAATTGGCGCTGCTGGTGCGGTTGGTACTGTTAAAGGCTACGGAATTAGCTCGGTCGTCAAAGAGACTACTGCTGGCCAATATACAATTGTTCTCGAAGACAAATTTCAACGATGCTTGTCTGTGAGCGCTCAGGTCATTCATGACTCTATTTCAGGAGCGGTTGCTATTCAGGTTCTTGAAATTCCTGCAAACGTACACGCTGCTGTAGTCGCTGGTACTGGCTTCAAAATTCAGTGCATTGACAAAGAGGGCGCTGCTGTGAATCCAGAGGAAAATGCTCAGTTGTCTATTCAAGTTGTCGTTACAAACAGCTCTGTAGACCTCGGCAAAGGAGTCTAATCTATGATGATCATGGGCGGCCCGAAAAAGATCGCATCCTTGATCATCGAGAAGCGAATGGGCGGTAACGAAGATCGTGCCGCTCAGTTGCGTGATGAATCAATGGAAAAGCTCTCAGAAATGGAACCACAGGGATCTGAAGCTGAATTGGCTCTTGCCGATGAAGCAAGCAGACTAATCTCTGCCGTTGAAAGCAAATCTCCTGAGCTTATCGCTAAGGCATTTGTTAACATGTTCCGTATCGCTGAAATGATGGAACCAGAAGAGTACGAAGAAGATGAATCCGAGGAAATGGGGGTTGTCTGATGGCCCGCACCTTTACGGTTTCTGAGTTGATTACATTGATCCGGGAGCGTTCTAATACAGAGCGCTCTAATTTCGTTACGGATGACGAGATAATCAGACTTATAGACCAAGCATACACAAAGCTCTATGACCTTATCGTTAGTAAGTTTGAGAACTACTACATAGATGAGCATAGTTTCACGACAGATGGCGTAAACCAGTTTTACGACCTGCCAGCTACGTTCTATAAGATGGTAGGCTTAGACCAGTTACAGAACACTTCAGGAAGTGGCGACAATGCACTCACAGTGCGACCTTTCAACTTCAATGAAAGGAACCGATACAACAACATCCTTTTCGCTGTAACGGCTGCTGCATTCTATCGCTATTTGATTCAAGGTACAAAAATTAAAATACTGCCACAGCCGGACTCAGGTATCACATTCAAGATGTGGTTCGTGCCTGCACCACCGAAAATCACTTCTGCTGCACAAACTATCGACGGCATTGCAGGGTGGGAAGAAGTAGTAACTCTTACTGCTGCTATACAAGTCATGAACAAGCAGGAACTAGACGCCTCAGCACTTAAACGTGAGCAGGCAGAAGCAATCGACCGAGTGATTACAATGGCCACGGAGCGGGACGCTGCACTTCCAGAGCGAGTCACCGACCTAGCAGTTGTAAATGAGCAGTTAGCACTATTCCCTGTCATCTTGTGAGGTGACGGGTGAAGAAACTTAAGAAAGTCTTTACGAGAAACGAGGATGTTCAGGCACTACAAGATAATGTAGCTGACTACTTAGTACAGCTAGACTCATTGCCTGAGCTAGACTCGCATTTCATCCAAGATATTCGCCTTACATCGGCAGTAGACAACATCGTACCGCATGAGCTGAATCGTCGCATACAGGGATGGTATGTGGTGCGGCAAAATGCCAACGCTGTAGTGTACGAAAGTAGCACAGTAAACGATAATCCTACTGCGTATGTAATCTTAAGAGCATCGGCAACTTGTACAGTTTCAATTATCTTTTTCTGAGGGAATTATGAGCACTACACCTAACATGAGCCTAACCTTACCAGAGGTGTTAGTGACCTCTGGCCCTACTTACGCAACGCAAATAAATACAGCACTCGATGTTGTTGATGACCATGATCACAGCACAGGTAAGGGTAAGCAAATCACGCCAACTGGCTTGAATATTAACCAAGACTTAGGTGTGGGAAACAATCAACTTACAAACATCAAAGCTCTCAAGCTAACCCCACAGGCATCGGTAGCTACTCTCGGTTCCGTATATGTTAAAGGTGTAGATCTGTATTACAGAGACACAAACAACAATGAAATTCCTATTACATCGAGCGGTGCAGTAGCTGTAAGTTCGGTAGGAGCAATTACAGGCTTGGGTGGCACATCGGGTGTAGCATCATATGTATCTGCTTCTGGACTATTCAACTATCAAAGTGATGCATCTACTTTTGCCAAAGTACAAAGTGGAGATATTTCCATCTATTCACGAGCTGGAACTATCGGAACAGTTAATGCTGTAACATTCAAAGTACCATTAGCGACCTCTGCTTATGATTTAACTTTGCCTAGCCTTGCTCCGGCAGCTAATCAAATTATGAGAATGGAGAACACAGCAGGACAGCCTGGTAAATTTGTGGACGTTTTAGGAACCTCTGACCAAGTAACTGTGACACACAATACAGCGAATATAACACTAAGCCTGCCACAATCTATCGCAACATCATCGAGCCCGTCATTTACTGCATTAACACTGACAAGCTTATTGACTGGTGTAGATGCTCTCTTTAGTTCCGATGTAGAGGTGCAGGGAGATGTAGAGGTGCAGGGAGACTTAGACCTTACGAAAGCTGCTCCTGCTTCACTAAACGCTGGCACATATGACGCAACATTCAACAAGGTGTTAACTAACCTCGTAGAACCTCAAAGCGGCACAGATATAGTTTTAGATGGTGTGGTTAAAACAGATTCAATTTTGGTTAATTCTGCCTCTGAAATTACCATGGGCACAATCAAGCCAACATCAGTCATCACCAATACTGTAAACGAATCTACAGCAGCAAATGGTGTGCAGGTCAGAGGAAAAAGTAACGGAGCAGCTATTCCATCAGGCTACATCGGACAGGAAATTATCTATTCGATGGGCAGTGACTTAGCTATGTTGGTAGGCCCACAATATTACAACTTCACATTTTTCCTCGTTCCTGCTGGTGAGTGGGAAGTGTCTGGAACAGCTCTTTTTCAAATCGACCCCACAAGCATAGGTTCTGGAAATGCAACTGTAAAACTCGATCATGTGCGTGTGGGCATAAGTAATGCGTTTGGATCGTTCGATGCTCCACAATACACAAACAGCGTAACGGTTCCACGATTGGCAGTTATTGGCGGCAACACATCGTTTGTTACATTCGCTGTCACATCAGCAAAACGTAGAATACGAGTAAGTTCATCGACTACATACTACTTCAATGGTGCAGTTCTGCATGATGCTCTGTCACCAATCAATGGAAGTAAGTTTCTGGCTGCCACTTATGTAAAACTTGAGCGTGTAGGCTAAGGGAGGCAAAATGCCATTACAAAGGCAAGTGATCTCCGTCCCAATGGCCGGAGCACTAGATACCAAAACAGATCCTAAACAGACACCTATCGGCAAGTTTCTTGAACTTGAAAATGCCTACCGTGTGAGAAACGGTGAGCTTGTCAAACGAGATGGCTTTGAGTCACTCGGTACGAAACTCGCTACTGGTGGTGATATCTCTGAAGGGCGTAAACTAGCGCTACTTGGCGATGAGCTGAACGTAATTACCAATAAGGATATGTACACATATTCAGATGATACAGACCAATGGGTGCTCAAAGGCCCACTTGAAACACTATCAATCGACAACACAGCAGTAGTGGCGAACAGCTACGCACAATCTACAGCAGATTCTGCCACAAACGGCAATATAGCTTTGTATGCGTATGAGGATAACAGAACCACACCCAACTCGGTGCGCTACACCATTATTGATAGACTTTCTAACAGTACAATTGTTGGTGATTCATTATTGGCCGCCAGTTATATTAAGCCTAAGTGTATATCTATCGGCACGAAAATTATGGTTTTCTGTCAAACTGGTAATACACTTAAACGCTACATGTTCGACGCCAAAGACCCAACTACTACTGCGACTGATTTAACAATTGGATCAGATAGTCATGCGGATGCAATATATGATGTTATTAACTTTTTCGGTGCGATATTACTCGCATATAGAGTCAGCACTAGTGGAACAAAATTAGTATACATAACTCAATCTGGAGTGTTAGGTACAGCAACTAACGGATATCCTGCTGCAACTACGTTATCAGGGATAGATTCAGAGCTTTGTTTAACACTCTTTTCCAATGACGAAAATAGATTCAACTTGGCGTATGCGAACACTTCTAATGGTGTAAAGCACATAGGATTATATGCGGACTTCACAACATGGCTGGCTGATGCACAACTTAATAGCTATGTTGGAACAGCGACGACCCGTGTTCGTAACATCACTGGCTTTCAAAAGAATACATTGTCTCATATCTATTGGGACAAAGACGACACAACCGATAAATGGAAACGTGAAGTTAACGACACTCACAGAAATATCGTTACCGGAACTATTAATACGGGAGCTGGTAATCTCAAATCGGTCTCACTTGCTGGTAAGATATTTTACACTGATGACAATGGTTTCGTGCCGGTGGTGTACTATTCAGAACTACAACCGACTATGTTTCTACTGAGAAACGATGGCGATATCAGTGCAAAGATGCTCGCCCAAATATCTAGCGGTGAGACAGCACGCACTGGCCATTTGCCTAGCATGACCGAACTAGCAACCAACAAGTGGGTATTTCCAACTCAGTACCGAGCACGAGTGGAAAAGTTAACAACTGGTGTTGTGTTTAGTCTCACTGGTATTACTGAAGTCATTATGGACTTTGATGATCCTGACATCGGTCAGTCAGCTCAGTTAGGAGAAAATCTCCTTATCAATAGCGGCTATCTACAATGTTACGATGGAATGTCTATTTTTGAGTCTGGTTTTCACCTTTATCCAGACCATGTAACGGCTGCTCAGGGAACTTCAACGACGAGTACACTTCCTGGTGGTACATATCGTTATAGAATTGTTTATGAGTGGACAGATAATAAAAATCAAAGACATAGATCTGCTCCATCAGATATAGTATCAGTTACTATTTCGTCTAATAAAGATATAGAAATTACGGTACCGACGCTTTTTATTACTGATCGTAAGGATACACGTAGTGAAGTCGTTATTTCAGTATATCGAACCGAATTAGCTGGAACATTATTTAGAAAAATAGACGGTGGCCCATTTTATAACGACACATCACAAATCACTAAAACAATAAAAGACCAAACTCTCGATGCAGATCTTGCTGAGAATGAACTACTCTATACGACAGGTAATGTTGTTGAGAGTATCTCACCGCCTGCTGGTAAGTTCATCGAGAGATTCAAAAACAGAATGTTCCTTGCAGGACTAGAAGATAAAAACTCGATCTGGTTTTCCAAAGAACATCAGCCTAACCAAGCGGTTGAATTTAGTGATGTGTTTGTAATTACAGTGGATGACACTGGTGGAGCTATTACAGGTCTAGCAACGCTCGATGACAAGCTGGTCATTTTCAAAGAATCCACCATTTTTGTGCTCATGGGTGATGGCCCATTACCTACGGGAGCCCAGAATCAGTTTAACGTGCCGCAAATCATTACAACGGATGTTGGTGCAGTCTCGAATGTGTCGATCGTAAAATCTCGTGACGGTTTAATGTTCAAATCTAAGAAGGGCATTTACCTGCTAGACCGTGGCATGAATGTTTCCTATGTCGGTGCAGATGTTGAGCAGTGGAATGACCTTAGTATCACATCAGCCACAGTCATTGATGACCTAAACCAAGTTCGTTTTACGACGGCTGAAGGTCGATGCCTTGTGTATGACTTATTCTTTAAGCAGTGGTCTACTTTCACCAATATCGAAGCAATCGACAGTATTAACTGGCAGGGCAGGTTTATTTTCCTGAAAAGCTCTGCTGAAGTGTGGCGTGAGACAAAGGGTAGTTACTTAGATAACGGCCAGCCCATCGTTACCAGCTACGTGTTGAGCCTTATGCAATTCGCTCAAATTCAAGGTTTGCAGCGTATTTATAAAATCAACGTACTAGGTGAATACCGTGGTGAGCATGGTCTGAAGCTAGAGCTCGGCTATGATTTCCGTGAATTTTACGAGGAGCGTTTTATCGTAGAGCCTCAAGGTGTGCTATACACTTCTACATGGGGCGATGACACGGTGTGGGGCGAGGCTGGTACTGCTTGGGGCGGTACTGCTGATGGTGTGTATCAATTCCAGATCAGACCTCGCACTCAAAAATGCCAAGCATTGAAGCTAAAAGTGTCAGACTTCTTTACGAGCACAGGAAGTGCGGGGTTTGCTTTCAGCAACATTACTGCTGAAGTAGGTATAGAGCCTAATGCAGCTAGACTTTCTAAAACTAAAATTATTGCGACATAAAGGGGTATAAAATGATCGGCTTGTTTGGTTTGCCCGGTTCTGAAAAATTGATTGAAAAGGGTGGCGATATTCTTAAAAAAATAGATCCCACCAGAATAAGCAAAGCAGATACTGGTCAAGTTGAAGAATCGAAAAAACGACTAGACGAGGCACTCGCTCAAGGTCAGGGGATAATTGAGCGACGCATGGGTGAAACTAAAGCGCCTACTGTGGAGAAAGTAGCTGGCCCACAAGCTGGTCGAATCGACACTCAGTTTCTTGAAGCTCTCAGGGGACAAATGCCTTCTGGTGCTCAAGCATTGCAAGGTGCAGGCGGTGCTCAGGCTATGGCACAAACACAGGCACAAGAGGCAACGGGCTTATTAAGAGAAGCAGCTATGGGTGGTCAGCCATCAGCCGCTCAACTTCAGCAAAAGCAAGCCTTTGAGCAAGCGATTGCAGCACAAATGGCAGCGCAGGCTGGTCAAGGCTATAATCCGGCAGCAATAAGACAAGCACAAATCGCAGGAGCTGAGCTACAAGCACAGCAAGCACAACAAGCAGGTATTCTAGCGGCACAAGAGCAGGCAGCAGCTAGACAACAATTTGCAGAAGCGGCACAGCAGGGTACGAGTCTTGGGCTGCAACAACAAGAGTTAGCCCTTCGAGCGGCTCAGGGTGATGTTCAGGCTCAATTAGACCTCGCTAAAATTCAGGCTGGTACACTCGGCCAGCAAGCAGAGTTGCAAACAAGAGCGGGAATCGCAGGAGCTCAAATCGGTGCAGAGCAGGCAGGATTACAAGCGCAACTTGAATCAGGAGCTCAGCAACAATTAAACCAGCTCGCAATTCAGTACCAACAAGCAGGCATGAGCGCAGCCGAGGCGCAACAAAAAGCAGCCCTTGCTATGTTCCAAGCAGAACAAGAGAGACAGGCAAATATTGCGAAAGCTCGCTCTGGTTTGATCGGTGGATTAATCAGTGCGGCTGGTACAGCAGCAGCAGGAATGGCTTGAAAATAAAGGGGTGACAGAATGGCTTGGGAAATAGCTGAAGAGACTGAAGATAAAGTAAGTTTAGTTGATCCTAATGATGAAAATAAAAAGTTCACGATTGAGAGAAAGCTTGTTAATCCTAGAGCATGGGAAATGGCGAAAAAGTTCCCACGTTTTGGACAAGAAGAAAAAAAAGAGCAAACTAAAGAACAAAAAATCTTCTCGACTTTAGTACCTCAAGTTGTAGCTAATCAGGAAAAAATGAGAGCTCCTGAAGCTGAGAAGGAAGTAGAAGTAGTTACACCTGAGCCAGTTCAAGTACAGCAGCCAATTCTGCCAGCAGCTCCGGCTATGGCTCCTGTCATGCAAGCAACAACAACTCAAACACAGCGCACAATGCCTGGGCCTGAATACAAAGAAGCTATGGGAGCCTTCAATAAAGCTACCGAGGAAGTGCAAAAGACTTCGATGGCTCAAGCGGAATTGGAGATTGCTAAGCAAAAGCAAATTGGCATTGAAACAGTAAGGGCTAATCAGGCTTACGAAGACCGGCTAATTGATGCGGAATCAGAGCGGTTAATGAGGCAAAGTGAGCTCAAGAAAAGAGAAGATAAATGGAACGCTGCCGTACAAGCAGAAGAAAACTTTCAATACAAAGAATATTTTGAAGGTCGCACAGGTGCAAAAGTTATGGCTGGCATTGCTATGGCTTTAGGTGCACTCGGCTCCTCTCTTACGGGTGGAGAGAACACGGCATACAAAATTATTCAAAACGCTATCAATAATGATCTAGCCAAGCAGAAAGCAGAGCACGAAAAGTTAAAGGGTACAGTTCAATCCGCTCGTAATCTTTACACACAGTTAGTTCAGAAAGGTTTAGATGAAACAGAAGCGGATCTTGCGTTTGCTCAAATTGAGTACAAACAATCTTTAAGCAAAATTGAAGCGATGAAGTCTCAGATATCCGATCCAGAGGGTGTAGCTAAATTAGATGCTCTGAAAGCTCAAATGGAGCAGCAATTGGCGGCTAATCAAATGAAAGCTACAGAAGGCTTCAACATCAAAGCTATCTCTGAAACAAAGCCTATAGTTTTACCAACTACAAAAGAAACAGCACAGGCTGGTCGTGAGATTGAAGAATATGTTGCTAAAACTCCAATTAAAGAAGCATCAGATGCATACTTAGGACTCAAAGAATTTCAAGCGGCGGTAAAAGCAGGAGCCTCACCAGCAGCTATTGCTAGTTTCATTGCAAGTAACAAAGGTTTGGGACAGGGTTCATACGGCCCGTTGTTTGAGCAGATGCTTAAAGATGCAGGTTTAATAGATAGAACGCTCGAAGGTGTCACGGCATTCTTGAAGGGAGATAAAAGCGCCACTCTTATTAGATCGATTGAAAACTTTATGCAGGCAAAGTCTATTGAGGCTGGAATACGAGCAAGAGACTACTTGCCGGAGTTTGAAGCTCTAAATGAGAGAGCTGGTAGACCTCGTGACCTTTATACGAAACAGATCAATCCGGCAGCATTGCTGAGAGGAAAGGCTCAATCAGCAGGATTACGGCCAGTAGGTGGAAAATGACCACTACAAAATTATTTAACGTAAAAGCGAATAGATATGAAATTGTCGGTGACAATGAATTAGATAGTGCTTTGCGCTCTGGTCAATTTCGCATACCTGCTGGTCAAACCATCCGAATGCAAGATGCAGAAGGCAATCAGTATGATGCCGACAACCGCACCGACTTTAGCCAACTTCAGGACTTTTCTTTTGAGTCTGGATACGGTCGTGACATTCGGCAACGAGCGGAACGTGCAGCTAAAGACCCCTTTGAACGCTTTCAAGCCGGTGTTGAAGCAGTTGGTCGTGGTGCTACTTTTGGTCTAAGTGATGCAGCTATCAATGCGCTCGGTTATGCTGAAGAGGCTAAACTTAGAAAAGAAGCTAACCCAGTATTATCGACAATCGGTGAAATTGGTGGAGCTGTAGGTTCAGCCTTTCTTTTACCG